AAATCAGTCTTTGTTTTGATGATTATTTTGTGTGGTATTATTCTTCTTATTTTTAGACCAAATAATAGACCAAGTATTAAGGCACTTAAACATAGAGAGCATTCTCATTCTGAAACTCTCTTTGATGAGCAATCAATATTCGCTAAGAACGTCAGTAAATTATTAGCATTCGTTTATAAGAATAATTTTAAATGTTCTCTTGGGGAGGCTTGGCGTTCTCAAGAACAAGCAGCATTATATGCTAAGGAAGGTAAAGGAATTCAAGATAGTCTTCATTGTGAGAGATTGGCTATTGATTTGAATTTATTTGATCAAGAAGGACAATATCTTCAAGATCGTAAAGATTATGAGTTAGTGGGCACCTATTGGGAAAGTTTGAATTCTGATAATGTTTGGGGTGGTAGATGGCATCCTAGTAAGGAGCATCCGCGGCAGACAGTAGATATGGATCACTTTGAAATGAAGTTGGTGAAATGATGGAATGGATTTCGGTAAAAGAAAGTCTACCTGAATACGGGGTTCATGTTTTGATGCTTGTTGCTAATGATTGTGAAGACTGTATTAAAGGTACTGACCATGTTCATAAATTAGATTGGTGGTATAAACCGATTATGATCGGCCATTATTGCGAGAAAGATCATAATGCAGAAAGTTGGTATAAATTGTTTCCAGATAAAAGACCTGAAGGATCAATGGGAGAATATAAAGATTGGTGGTCTCCAATGGAACCTACTCATTGGATGTTAATTCCCAAGATTCCAGATGATCCGAAATATAAATCAGGTAATAGATATATTTAATGCTCCTAGTAAAGAGCATCCGCGGCAGACAGTAGATATGGATCACTTTGAGATGAAGGTGGAGAAATAATGGAATGGAAAAAGATAATAAATATTGAATGTATGATGCCATTTGACCGACCGTTTTTGGCAATCTGGGAATATAAAATAGTATTAGCGGAATGGGAAGAATCTACTGGGAGATTTTTTATAATTCGTTCTCCTGCGGATGAAAGAACTCCCTATGAAGTTCAACCAATAAATGAAGATAGATTTACTCATTGGATGGATTTACCCAAAGAACCTAGGCATCTTCAAGAATATTAATAGGGAAGGTAGAGAAATAATGGAATGGGTAAATGTAAAAGATAGAAAACCTAAAGAAAAAGGTCCCTATCTTGTTGTTAATTATAGAGCAAATAGAGAAGATTCTTGGGCAGCTATTTATGATTCAGTCAATGATATATGGAGGGGTGCTTACAAAAATAATAATGAGCCCCCTATTGACGTTACTCATTGGTTGCAAATTCCTAAATTACAAATGGATCACTTTGAAATGAAAATAGAGAAATAATGGGATTTTTTTCGAAAAAAGAAACTGAAAAAGAAATACTTTGTAGCATGTGTAAAATGTATAAACCTATTCATAGTGATATGGGAGATGAATTTTGTTTTACTTGTTTAGTAGAAAGATATAAATCGGTTATTCCGGGAAAATATTCTTATGCCGATAAATCTTCTAAGGTTAAAAAAGAAGATAAACCTAAAGAAGAATTTAAATATATATGTCATCCCGATTTAGATAAGTATGGTTGGTGAAATGATGCAGGTTCGATTCCTGGTATATCCCTAAAAAAATGATATAGAAAATACCTAGGCTCGATGTAATAAGGGCAGGAATTGCTTTTTTGTGTTGATGAATAACCGGGGTTCCGCTAATAGTCAACTGTAGTTGGTATATAATCCAACAGGTAGTTTTCTATTTTTAGTTGCAAATGTAATTCTGTTCTGACTATACTATTCTCAGCGTAATGAAGCATCGCTACCTTCAATTTAATCCTATCGACGTATTCAGGTTCGTCACTGAAATCCGACGTATAAAGACCTCGTCAATCTTAAGGTGTTTAGTTATTAGATAACAATCATGCTTAGGAGATGTGTATGTCAATTACAACTACATCATCGCTTCCTTCACCGGTACAGCAAAGCTTTAGTTATAAGCTTCTATCTGTTCCGGTTCCGAATTTTATTCATAAAATTCCATCGATGAAAAAATCGATGCCGAGAAATGGTGGAAATACGCTCAGAATGAGACGGTAAACTTTATGCCGTCTTTAAATCTTCTCTGATTGACTTGGAAGCCTAAGGGAGACTAAGGCGACAAGGCGGAAGCTCAAGCACCGTGAGAGACTAAGTGAGAAGACCTATAAATAGGATGCGATAGTCCGAACAGAACAACGAAAGGTTCTGAGATAAACAGAAATGTTTTATCCCTCGAAAGAGAGTAACAAATTGATAATCCATTAAATACAGCTATGGTTCCATTGGGAAATAGCGGCGTTACTCCTCCGCCACAGAATTTAACTGCGGTGGATATTGATGCGAAGATCTCGTTTTATGGTATAAATTTAGGTGCCATAATAGTTCAATGTAAAAGACCTATGTAACATTGAACGAGCAGGTTAATAAAATTGTTCTTTGACATACTTGGTAAATTGCAAATAGATGGCCTGCTTTAAATCAGCCCTAATTGACTTGGAAGCCCACCGTAAAGACGAGGGTGACAAGGCGCAAGGGTTTACTTATTGTAGTTTCTACAATGAATAGCGCGAATTTCATCAAACAATGATTTTCTCGTTTTCATTATATCTTCTGAAATAGATTGTGTTCCCTGCATTCCTTTAACAAAATTACTTTCAATGAAAGTTGCTCTCATTTTTATCATGATTTCGCATTGGTGTCTCTTAATAACTAAATAAGGCAGTATTTCATGACAAAGTTTTGTTAATAATTCACCAGCAGCGATCCAACGGAAAACAGGTTTTCTAGAATTTTTTGGAGTTTGTTTTGCGGTGTATTTATTGCTTCTTCCTCCAAAAGTTTTTAAGAGCCACTTTATTAAATCTTCGTCAGTATTAGTTACTTCCATGTTGGTTTGATAATAAAGTGCTCCTGTTTTTGGATTTGAACTAAAATTTCCTATATAGATAGAACCTTCTCCATCTATAATTCCAGCAAGGTACGCTAATTCAGCAACGGTATATAAATTCATTGTAAGAATCCTATGTTTTAAAGTGTATAGTTACACTATAACATATAAATAAGTAAATGACTAGCGTGAGAGACTTAAGCGGGTAGACATCTTCGGGTGAAGCGAAAGTCCGATCTTTACAGATGATGTAGAGAATGAGGAATAACAAGACTCATCGCCAAATAGAAAACATTTGGTCAAAAAAAGTAACAGTTTAATGCACATTGCAAAACCAAGATCCCGTTTTAAATGAATGCGCAGCTCGTTTAGGTGTATCGCTTCGTCAAACAGAGGATCAACTAACACGTGATATGCTTGCTTCAACAGCTAGCTTTATTAACTGCGTTGGTGGTGTTGATGGTGATATCCCTACAGAAATCACCCGTTCAGACGTTGATGGCGTAATCGCCACCCTTATGAACAACAACGCATATACAATCTTGGATAACATCGAAGGTGAAGACAAATTTGGTACTGCGCCAGTTCGTAATGCCTATTTTGCTCTCGCTTCAACCAACTTGATTGGTAACTTGGATAATGTTTCTGGCTTCATCGCTGCAACACAATATCCATCACCAATGAACGCATTGCGTGCAGAATACGGAGCAATTTCGAATCTAAGATTCTTATTGTCTTCAGTGGGTTCTGTTGTGGCTAATGCCTCATCTTTAGGTAATTCTGTATACAACATTTTCTGTGTTGGTATGGAAGCCTATGCTTGTATCGAGCAAGACGGATATAGCGCAAGCTTTATCTATCGTCCACCGATATATGATGGGCCTTTGGCGTTGAATGCGTCTGTCGGTTACAAATTTGCTGAAGTACCTCGTATAACCAACGACCTCTGGGTGTTGAACCTACGTTGTACAAAAGCTTAAGGAGACACCATGGACGGAACAATATTAGGTCAAGGCTCCTTTATAGCCAATTTTGTGAATTTATCTAATCCAAGCGCAGGTAATGCTGAAATTGGACAGTCTAATGCAATGCTTATCCAAATCCCTTCAAATGCGGATTGGATGCATGTAAGAAACTATACCCAATATGGTACAGTTGGAACTACTGGCGCGTACTTTAATGGTACAGCGAATGCCTCTGTTGGCGCTGATTTTTATTGGCAACGTGGTATGGCTGCTGGAACAGGTATTGTCCAATATAAAGGAGCAGCTTCTGCTGTTCTTGATGGCGATACTATGGTTTCTGGTGGTTTTACTTTGTATGATCCATCAGGAAATTCTGCTGGTTCATTGCCATTACTTGGTGCTGCGGTTGCAACAACTGCTTCAACAAATTCTACACGACCAGCTGTTACCCATACTGCTGATACTTCAGTAATTGTGGGAACTGTTGTTCGTATGAGTAATACTGCGCAACTAGATGTTAATGGTGTTGATATGGTGGTGGGAACTATCACTGATAGTACTCATTTCACTCTCTTAACTACTACTAACGCTTTGGCTACAGCCCCTGGTTTGATTGGTGGTGCTGGATTCTACAGAGTCGTTAATACCGATCCTCTGTTCTATCCTCGTCGTCGTTTCATTACCAATATTACTCAAGCTCTTAATGGTCAAGTAAGTACTTCTGTGGCGCATGGCCTTACTGTAGGTCAGGCAGTTCGATTCAACATTCCAGCAGTTTCTGGAATGACTCAATTGAATGCTACTCCACAGAATAATTATCAAACCTTTACTATCTTTAGTATTGTTGATGATTACAACTTCACTATTAATGCAAGCACTCTTGGATTCACTGCGTTTACCTATCCTACATCTGCACAAGAACCAGTTTCTCCTCCAATAGTAACTCCTGTTGGTGAAGATACTGCTGGTGCATTGATTTACGGTGGTACACAAGTTCCTACTATTGCTGGTCAACAAATCTTTAATACCCAAACAGGTATTTTAGCTGATGCGACTGTCAATACAGGATTCCTTGGTATGCTTCTTGGTAATGGTGGTAATGGTCTTGAATTGACCACTCCAATCCTCGGCCCTAGTGGTTCTGTGGCTTGGTCTGCTGGTAACGTTGGTACTGGTGACACCGTTTATTGGGTCGCTGGTAAATCTACGTACGGCGGTCTATAATAGACTCAGTTACTATTTGTCTGGTACAAAAATTCCCCGTAAGTTGTTTACTGCTTCTTACGGGGAGCAAAATATAAAAAGGATAAGAATATGGCTAAAGAGATAAAAAAAGAAGATACCGCCCAAGGTAAAGTAGATAGAAAAGAAAATCTTAAACTTAACTTAAAATATTTACGTGATAAAGACCGTGAGAAAGTTCGTGGAAAGTTTATTTTTCATGAAGTTCCAGGCGGTGTCATGGAATTTAGCTTTCGTAAATATAAAGAAGATGAGATTGAAAATTATAGAATGCTCGATGGTGAGATTTATGAAGTTCCACGTGGCGTAGCAAAACATTTAAATGATAATCTTTCATATCCTGTTCATTCTTATTATAAAACAGAAGATGGCGATCATACGATGAAAGTTGGTTCAAAAGTAAGAAGAGCTAGCTTTATGCCATTAGGTTTTATGGAAGAAGATGTAGATTTATTGCCCAATACAATTCAGACTGCTGAATATGTACCAACTAAAGTGATTATGTAATAGAAGCACTTTGGAGATAACCATGAATCCTCCTTATTTTGCATTTAAAAAACCAATCTTCCAGCCTGCAATGAGACTTATCTCTGCTATTACCAATGCAAATCCAGCAGTAGTTACCACTACCTTTAATCATCTCTATATTTCAGGAACTATTGTTCGATTAGATATTCCATTTGCATGTGGTATGCAGCAGGCAAATCAATTAACTGGAGCGATACTTGTGTTATCTCCAACTACCTTTTCTATTTCCATAGATACTACTTTAATGGATGCATTTTCTATCCCGGTTGGTTTGTCGTATCAAATAAATACGGCAGCACAAGTTGTACCAATTGGTGAGATAAATGATATATTAACAGCGGCTGTACAAAATACGTTGTAACCCTAAAGGAGTAATGATGCCAACGCCACCTAGTCCAACCATACCAAATACCACTACTCTTTCGGCTATACAAACGAAAGTACGCCGTCTGACTCGTAGTATTTCTGCTAATCAATTATCTGATGATGATCTGAATAATTATATCAATACATTTGTTATTTATGATTTTCCAGAACAATTAAGAACTTTTAATCTAAGAACAGAATTCACCTTTTGGTGTAATGCATATCAAGATGTCTATCCAACCGATACTTCAGGGCCTATGCCAAGCCCAGGTTATGAATTTCAGTCGCTCTATAATTTTCAGAATATGTATCTAACTATTCATCCTCCTGTTTATGTTGCAGGATTTCAGGCGTTTTACACACAATCACCAGAACAGTTCTGGGGTATATATCCTTTTGTGAATAGTATTTCTCAAACAGGTTATTTTGGAGATGGAGTAACAACTCAATTTCCTGGTGTCGTGACATTATCGCAGTCAACTTTATTACCCGGTCAAACCCAACAAATTGTATTGGATAAAAACAATGTACTTTTTAGCTCTGTCGATATTAATAATAATGGTCTTGCTATGGTCGATACACCAATTAATAACACCATCGGAAACCTAGGTGCTCCTGGAGTAGGCCCAACTTCAACAACAATTCAAGACCCGAATAACTATATTAATTATATTACCGGTCAGTTTGTTGTTACTTTTGCAACAGCTCCTGCTATTGGTCAGAATATTAATACACAAACGGTTTATCTTTCCCCTTCTCGTCCACAAGCTGTTTTGTATTATGGAAATTCATTTACTTTGAGACCAATTCCTGATCAACCATATCCAATAAATTTTGAAGTCTATCAAAGACCTACTGCATTATTGGCAGCTAACCAAAGTCCTGAATTAGAAGAATGGTGGCAATATATTGCTTATGGAGCAGCACGTAAGATTCTTCAAGATAGAATGGATGTAGAATCAGTTGCTCTTTTAGAGCCTGAATTTAGAGAACAAGAAAGACTTTGTTTACGAAGAACAATAGTTCAATATACAAATGAACGATCAGCAACTATCTATACTGAGCAAACTCAAGGGACAACGGGTTGGTGGGGATGGGGTGGTGCTGGAGGTAATGGTTTTTAAATAAAAAGTTTAGGAGAGTATAATGGCAATTCCGTATAATGGTAATATTCCACAACCTACCGATCTTCCTTCAAATTCACAGCCTCAGATATTGGCAAACTTTGGTTCTATTAAAACATTAATTGATCAAGATCATGTTGATTTCAGTGGAATAAATCCAGGGCAACATAATCAAGTTTCATTAGTTAATCAGGCAGGTTTACCTGTTTTTAATCCTTTAGGGATGATTGGTTTATATTCAGCAACTGATGGTGTTACTTCTAAAAGTGAACTTTATATCAATAAAACAAATGCATCTGGAATTGTTCAAGTTCCTGCTACTGAATCAATATTGGGAACAACGGCAGCTCCTTCACCAAATACCTATGGTAATATTGGATGGACTATGCTGCCTTCAGGAATAAAATTAGCATGGGGAACATTTACTGGAGCAGGTTTTGCTCAAACTCAGACTCTTACTGCAAATCAAGCATTTGCTACTCAAATATTAAGTATACAATTTACAATAGCCGGTAATTCTATAACTGCTGTAAATGCAATAGCTCGACTTATAGGTTATCCTGCTGCAAATCAATTCAGTGTTGCTGTTACTGATCTAGCAGGTAATTTTTCTACTGCTCCTGTTATATATCTTGCAATAGGATACTAACATGCCTAAATTCGATCGTTTTCTTATAGCTCCAAGTAATACAGGTCTTCAGACTAATCTAAAGCCTTGGCTTATCAATGATGATGCATTTGCAGAATTAAATAATGCTTATGTATTTCGTGGACGTGTTAAGAAAAGATTTGGTTCTCGTTTTATGGGAACTGGATGGTCGACTTTACAAGAAGAACAATTATTTTCTCGTTTAAGTATTCAAGTGGGCGTTACGACATCAGGAGCTCTTTCAGGAACAGTGCCGGGAGTTGTATTTAAGATAGGACAACAGTTTTCTGTTTTGGGAATTATATTCACTGTCTATCAATTAGGTACACCAGCAGCAATGTATAGTACTAATGTTGGCGCTTCTGGAACATTTAATACGACCACGGGTGCTTTTGCTATTACAGGAACTGCCGCACCCGATATGACTCCAGTTTATTTTTATCCCGGTGAACCTGTTATGGGGCTATCTAATTATTCTCCTGGAGAATCAATTAATAACCAACAATGTTATGCTTGGGATACCCAATTTTCTTATACATTTTCTCCGAGTGGTTTTTGGAGTCAAACTCCATCTGTTATAACTGCAATATGGAATGATCCTTCTGGTGATGATCTTAATTATTTTTGGGCTTATAATTGGCAGGGAATAAATTCATATCCACAGATTATGTTTGTTACAAACTATCAAGTTACTAATTATAATGGTGCTTCTACTGCAACTGATGATCCTATTTGGTTTTATAATGGAGCTGCTACCGGTGGAGCAACATGGATTCCGGCAATAGGTGTAAATGGATTTTATTTCCTTCCTGCTGGCGGTGCTATTTATAGTGGCCCATTTATTCAAACGGCTCGTTTAATAGTTCCTTTTAAGAATCGTTTAGTTGTTTTAAATACCGTAGAAAATTCTGGTCTTACAACCGGTGTGAGCATTGGGACTACTGATGGTTCAGGTAACGCATCAGGCACAACAACTGGCGGTAAAATAGGACAATATTTTCTTATTGGTACGACTTATTTTACGATTATAAATCCAACGGGAGCTTTGAAGGTTTCTACGGGTGGTACTGGTACGGGAACCTATAATATTTCGACTGGAGCATGGACATTCACTGGCGCATCAACAATGGCTGCAATTTATCTCTATTCTACTGTTGGAACCAATACAAATTTTTCTAATCGTGCTCGTTATTGTCATTATGGTTCCCCATTTTCTATTAATGCATGGTATGAACCTAACCAAACTGATACTGCTGGTAATGTGGGAGATGGTGGTGGTTACATCGATGCTGCAACAGAAGAAGAGATTATCTCCTGCGAATTTATTAAAGATCGTCTTATTGTTTATTTTGAGCGTTCTACTTGGGAATTAGCATATACGGGCAATGCGGTTAAGCCGTTTACCTGGCAAAAAATTAATACTGAACTTGGTTCTGAATCCCAATTTTCTACAGTTCCTTTTGATAAAGAAGTTTTAACGATTGGAAATACCGGTGTACATGCTTGTAATGGATCAAACGTTGCCCGTGTTGATAATAATATTCCTGATCAGATTTTCAATATTGGTGATAAGAATATTGGCGTACAAAGAGTCGTTGGCATTCGTGATTATTTTGCTGAGATGGTTTATTGGGCATTCCCAACAGACAATGAAAACACAAATGATAAATATCCTAATCAAGTTCTGGTTTATAACTATAAAAATGGAGCATGGGCACTTAACGATGATTGCATCACCATGTTTGGTTATTTTGAACAGCAAGTAGCATTAACTTAGGAAAATATTTCTTGGACTTGGGCAGAATGGAATGCACCATGGAATAGTGGTTATATTCAACAACCCTTATCACGACAAATTATTGCCGGAAATATGGAAGGATATGTATTCATTGTTGACACAGAAATATCTCGTAATGAACGAGCGATGCAAATAACTAATTTAACCTATCCATCAACAGGAATAGTACAACTTGTTCTTGTGGATCATACATTAGATCAAGGAGACTTTGTTTCTGTAGAAAATGCTACTCTTGGTGGTACTGTCGTTTCTGGCCCACAAGGTTATGAAGTGATTGCGATTATAGATTCTAATACAGTACAAATATCTGATCCATTGCTTACTCTTTCAGGGGCTTATTCAGGCGGTGGAAATAGCGCTCGAATTTCACGTATAGCGATACTTTCTAAGCAATGGAACCCTTATATAGATAAAGATAGAAACGTTTTCATACAACGAATAGATTTCGGTGTTACACCAACTGTCCTTGGAGAGGTGACAGTTGATTATTATGCATCAGCAACCGAACTATCTATGATTAGTGAAGGTGGTGCAGCGGGAACTAATTCTATTCTAGGTAATAATATTCTTGAAACGTCGCCTTATCCGGTAGCATTAGCGCCTTTAGAAATATTCCAGGAATTATTATGGCATCCTATTTATTTCCAGACTGATGGAACTATGATCCAGATATATATTTATTTGAGTAATGATCAGATGGAGAATTTAGGTGCAGCTTGGTCGTTCTTTGAGATTCAAGGATCAGTGCTTTATACTCAACCCACAACAGCGAGATTACAATAATGGCAATACAAACACAGGGTATTCAGGATGGATTATACGTACCTACCACGAGTGTATGGGATGTTGCTCAAGTTGAAGATGTTGATGTCACGAGTCCTGAATTTAAAGAATTGCTTGTTCGTCTTTATCAGAATATTAATCTCATTGCTGAAGTTTTAAATTTGAAAGATTCTGCTTACTATGACACTAATGAATTTGTTACAGGACAATCTTATTTTCCTAATCCTGCTTTTAATTCTTCTACTACTACCGTTGCGACATATCGGCCAGTTTATAGATTAGTGGTTAATTTTGGTGCACTTCCAAATACGGCTGCAAAATCAGTAGCACATAATATTCCAATAAACACAGGGTTCACTTTTACAAGAATATATGGCGCTGCTTCAGATACGACTGACTTAGAATATATTCCATTGCCTTATGCATCGGCAAGTGGTACTAATAATGTTGAAGTTGATATTACTGCTACTGATGTAGTAGTTACAACAGCTTCCGATATGACGAACTATAATGTTACATATATTACCATTGAATATATGAAGAATTAGTTATCTTAAGGAGGTGTTTATGAAATATCTTCTTTTATTGTTCATAATTTTACCACTTTATCCTGTTAAAAAAGATATCATTATAGCCCACCATCTTTTAAAGAGATATAATTCTCTTCCACTTATTATTCCTGATGTTATAAGAGATGTAGAAAGTGATGAAGTAACTATTATTACTATTCCTTCGCATGATCTAGGAGAAAGACAAATCTTTTGTACACAACCTAGAGCGTTAATGATTGGAGCTGTTATTACTGCAAGTGGAGTAACCTGCGCATCTATTATGACGGCAATTGTTACTTTAGTTATTCACTTCGCTACCTAGAAACAGTAAGATGGTGGTGAATTAAAATTTTATCTTAAGGAGATAGATCATGGCAATGCCTCAACAACAGATGAATAATCAGAATTTCAATACACAGCCTACCTCAACTGGTGGAAATTATAATTTTTTTACTGGAACCACAGCAAAGAATACTCAGATTCCAAAATATAATCAAAATCAACAAGCTGCATTTGCTCAAGCTTTACAACAAGCACTTTCAGGATTACAGAATCCTTCAGCTGGTTTTGATCCTATAGCACAAAAAGCACGTACTCAATTCAAAACTCAGACAGTTCCTGGTATTGCAGAAAGGTTTGAAGCACTTGGTGGTGGAAGTGATCGCGGTGGAAGTGCTCTTACGGGGCAACTTGGTTCAGCAGGAGCTGGATTAGAAGAAAGCTTGGCAGCTCTTCAATCACAATATGGATTACAGCAACAGGGATTACTGCAACAACTTTTAGGATTAGGATTGACTGAGCAGAACGAAAATATTTATGAACCTGCTCAGGGAAGTGAATTTATGAGTCTTATTAATGCACTTCTGCAAGCTGGTGGACAACTTGGTGGTGCTGCTATTAAAGCTTATGCATAGGAGAAATTATGGCATTACATATATTACAAAAAAATGGGCCTACAGAGGGTGAGAAGTTTGGACAGTCTTTAGCAACAGGATTAAGTGCTCTTGCTGAAGGTAAGTTACAGCAAGTTCAAGCAAGAAATCAACAAACTAAAACAGCTACTGGATTGCAGGCTCTTGCTAAAAATATTACTCCTGAGCAAGCCCAACAATTAGCACAATTACCTCCGCAAGCTTTACAAGAGTTTGTTAAAGGAAAATTGACTCAACAAAGAGAGAATGATTTTGCTGAAGCTTGGGCAAATAAAATGGGTATAGGACAACAAAGACAAATGATGTCTAGTCAAGAAGGTCAGAATCAAGGAATGCCTACTAGCAGTCAACAAATGCCGGGAGATCAATTTGATGTAACTCAATTTGGTATTCCTCGTAATCAACAGCAAGCAATAGAAATTGGAAAGCAGATACAAAAAGAACGTCATTTTCAATCTCAACAGCAAGCAAAACATTATGATCGTATAGTTGAGCATAATAAACCTTTCACTGAAGCTTTTAATAAAGATGTTCAGTATTATGATAAAGTTGATCCTATTATTACCGAAATTGAAGGTATATTGGCTGAAGGAAAACAATTATCTGGGCCGCTTGGTGGTATTGTTCCTCCTTCATGGGCCGGAGGAGCAACTCAAACATTAAATGAACTGGCTAATGAACTTGTAGCTCAAGAAGCATTAGCATCTTCTGGTAATAAAGGTGC